AACGGCATTGATTCTGGCAGGCCACCAAAGCCTGCGAGCATGATTTTTGGCATTTCCATGTCGGTCTCCTTATGTGATTTCGCGGCCAGATGCGCGGATAGTCAGCGCAGTGGCTGTGCCGGTGGTCGAGATGAACCCACCAGAGGCCAGCACTTGGCCAACCAGCTCGGGGAAGGTGTAGGTCTCGTCTGGTGCAATTGCGCGGCTGTCCACGATCAAGTTGGTCGCGCCTGCACTGCCGCCGACACTTACCAGGTTGACGCTGATCAGCGCATTGCTGGCACTGGTGTTGGTGGCCGTGAATTTGTCGATGATGGCCGTGCAATTGGTCGCCGTGTATTGCGTGGTCTGCGCGGCTTCCATCTGCTTGGAGCCAATGAGGGGTTTTGCTGTGACTGCCATGTCGTTCTCCTTAAGTGGCTTCTGCGCCGCTGGCGATGATGGTCAGGCCTGCGGATGCGGCCTGGATTTGAATGGTGTCGCCTGCGTTCAGCACCTCGATGCCGTTGTATTGCAAGGTGTTGTTTGCAGGCACGGAAACGTCATAAAGAAACGCGTTGCCAGTGCCTGCTGAGCCTGCCGACGAAACCAAGAACACGCGCACATTGATGGCCGCGCCTGTTGTGTTGGCGATGCTGAATTCTTTGAGCAGCGTGCGAGTGCTGGCCGGGACGGTGTACAGCGTGGTGACGCCAGTCGTGATGGCGGCTTGGCCGAGTTTGGTGGGTGTGATTACATCGAAAGCCATGTGAGCACCTGATTAGATCGCACGGATGCGGGAAGGTTGGCCAAAGGCAAGATGCCGTTTACATCATGCGCCAGCTCGACATTGTTGCGCACCGGAGCAAGCGCCAGCATTTCCAGAGCGTTGGCCATTCGTCCAATGCTGTCCAAAGCCTGCACAGCTTTTTGGTCTGCTGTGCCTGCGTTGATGGCTGCATCTTTCGCCAAGCTGACTATCTGCGCCAGCGCCTCATTGGCTGATGCTTGGGCTTGGCCAGCCTGAATCTCAATGCCGGGCGTGTCGCTTGATGGAGAGACCTGGTCGGCAACTTGAAACAGTCGCTCAAACTGCCTGATCTGCTCCTGGTTTTTCAGGAACGTCGCAAGCTGGTCGCGTGTGAGGTTGAGCTTTTGCGTTGCCATCAGAAGGCCAATGGCTCGATCTGAGCCTCAAGACGGATGAAGGACAGGTGCGCCTGGCTGTCGCCACGGAACCGCTGGATGCGCCAGTTGCGCATGTGGCCCTGCTGAAACCATGCCAGGCGCTTTTGGCTGTTGCCTGTGGTGCCGACACGAATGCCACGGTCTTGGCTCCATGTTTTACCGTCCACGCTGTAGCTGGTGGTGATGATCGGGTCGACGCCAAGCGCCACACTGCCGGTCAAACTCACCAGCTCCAGTTCGTTAAAAATCGCACCGTTGCTCTCGTTGTAGACGATCAGCGTTCCAAACTCCCAGCGCACGATCTGGCCCCAGTGGCTGCTGATGTTGTCCACCAGGTAGCCGATGGCGCTGGACTGCGGGTCACCGATCAGCCACTTGTCGTAAGCCCAGACCAGATTGCGTGCGCGGTATTGGCTGAAGCCGACCTGACTGGTGCTCAGGGTGAACCAGACCTGTTGTTGCAGCGCTGCCGATGCAGCTGCGTCATAAACCAACGTGCGGTCTGGCAGGTGCACATAAAGGTGCTCATGGGCTTTGTCGTTGCGTGCTTCCAACTTTACGGTGGCCAGCTGCGCTTCGGTGTAGTCCAGCAGCAGCTCGTCGATCTCTTGCGTGCTGATCTTTTGGGCTGTGGCATTCGAGCCCATGTAGATGCCTGGCGCTTCGTTGCGGCCAGAGCCAAGGAAGGCGATCATCTCCATGAAAACGCAGCAAGCAAAGGTGCCAATGACACCCTTTTGCACCTGTGCGCCATCGATGCGCTGAAACGGGAAAAACTCGCCGCCCACGTTGTCGAAGACCTCGATGGTGTTGCGGTTCAATGCATAGACCTCGTTGCGCAACTTGAGCAATGCCACCACAGGGTCAGGGTCAACCTCGGAGCTTCCGTACTTCAGCGGGTTGACTTGGGTGGGGTCTGAAAGTTCAGTCACCACAAGGAACTCGCCGTCTGTGGTCATGAAGTAGCCATCCACCCAAACCACGTCCAGCACTACGCCAAGGTCGGGGTCGGTGACTTGCACCAGGCCAAGCGTGCTGCTCCAGTAGTACAAGCGGCCACCGGATGCGATGGCCAAGCGGTCGAAGCTGTAGTCAAGCGTCACCAGAGTGTTGATGGGGCCACCAACGTCGCCAAGCACGGTAACGGAGCCATTGCTGGCCACGGTCACGAGCTTGGAGCCCATGACCCGGTAACAGACGCCGTTCCAGTTGATGCCGCCACGGTCGATGCCTGGGCCGGTGCCGTTGCCGACAATTCCGTCACCAGGACGCAGGAAACCGGCACTGATGCCGGACTGCTTTGGGACTGGCACCAGGTTGACCGGGTACGACGTGCGCAAGTCCGGGCCGTTGTCAGCAAAGATGCCGTTGAGGATTGGAATCTGCATGGCTTACCACTTGACCTTGTTGGCCCAGTACGCTGCGCTCATCTTGCCCTTGGCAATGTTCTCAGCGTGCCTGGCTTTGAATGATTCTCGACGAGTTTGGTCTGCTTTGGACTCGCCCTCTTTTTTTGGAGACCCAGAGACGCCCTGTTGGCCAAACCGGATCGTCTTGACCTGGTCGCCAGACTTGGCCACAACGACGTGGGACTTGGTTGGGTGCGAAGGCGTGCGCTTGGGCTTGTTGTAGCCCTCGACGCCTGCGCGTGCCAGTCTTAAGTCTTTGGTGGCCATAGTTAAGCGATTCTGTACCAGCTGTTGAGCGACTGCACAAAGCGCACTCGGAAGAAGTCCTGCGCGGCCAAGTTGCCTGGCACACCGTAGGCTGCAGATGCGCCGTTCAGCGCCAGCGTGAAGCTGGTGATCTGCTGTGTGGTGGTAATGAGCACCTCGGTGCCGTCAGGCGTCTGGGTGTTCAGCGGCAGGGTGATCGTGCCAACGGCCAAAGTTCCGGCAGGCTGGAGCAGCATCCACTGCTGCTGGCTGACCGGGGTAGGCACGGTGATGTTGAAGCCGGTGCCAGGCGTTGCGATGCTGGTGGCCAGCGAAGGGGCCGCAAAGGTCTGCTGGAAATACTGCAGCAGAGCACTGATTGGCAGGCGTCGTGCGTCGCCGTTGTTCGGGGTGTAGACGGGAATCTGATCGCCAGGCGAGGCCTGCATGAGCAGCGGCAATTGGTTGATGTAAGGCATGTTCTGCTCCTTCAGTTGTATTGGATGGGGCCATCTGGGCCAGCAAGCGCTGGATCAATTGGCGGACGGACAAACGGATTGTCGTAGACGCGCCATGGCTTGTTGCCAGCACCGGCAGGCATGGTCGACGGCAGCTGCTGCGGGATTGGCGCTGTGGCGCGTTGCAGCAGGGTGTTGTAGCTGTCCTTGGCCACGGCCTTGGTCTCTGGCATCAGCACCTTGCCGTAGCCTGGTGCAATGCGTATGGCCAAGTTCGTGATGATGGCCTGGTTGGCGGAGTCAGGCACCAGCGTCGGTTCATCCAGATCGCTGTCCTGTGGGCTGCCTGGCAGTGGGTAGCCCAGACGAATGCCTTTGCCGTTCCAGTCGGCAATCATGGCATCGAGGCGACGCATGGCGGACTGGAGCTGCTCTGGTTGCAGGTCGAAGACATAGGACGCAAGGCCGATTTCCTCGAATGCGGCTGCAACGAATTGGCGCTTGCTGTAGCCCATGTCACGCTCCTTGCAGTGAGGTGTTGATCATGTCCAGCAGCTTTTCGTCGCTGGTGCGTTTGGTAAATGTCAGGCCCAGTTCTTTGGCCTTTTCGATCAGCTCGATGCGAGTCGGTGGTGCGCTGTCTTCAGGAATAGCAGAAACGGCAGGGGACTCCTGCGCGTCGATGATTCGGTGGTTGATGCCATCAATAGGCTTTGAAGGCTTGCGCACCTTCACGGGCTTTTTGCCCTTGCGATATTTTGGCGAAAGGATGTTGTCTTCCATCACTTGCCCTTCTTTGGTGGTTTGGCTGTTTTTGCTGCCGCTTTGAAAGCTGCATTGCTCGGTGCGCCCTTGGTGCCAGGTTTTCGCATGCGCTCAGGCGTCTTCCCTTCGGCTTTTTGCTTCTCGATGCGCTCACGCTTGGCGTGAATGTTGGCATAGAGGCCGGGCTTCATTTCATGGCCTTTTTGGGCGCTTTGCTTGGCTTGCCTGCAGCTTTGGCTGCTTTGGTTGCGACGTTCAAAGCGATGGCCACGGCTTGCTTTTGTGGCTTGCCAGCCTTCATTTCCTTCGAGATATTTTTCCCGATGGACTTGCTTGAGTAACCTTTGGTCATTGGCATTTTGAGCTCCTATGCAGAAAGGGGGGCCGAAGCCCCTACACTAAAAACACATCTTTTGGCAACCGACGAG